GTCGAGGATGAGATCCGCAAAATATTAACCCCATAATAACAATCAAAAAATGGAAGAACTGTACATCAACATCATCAATCGGATCGCAGCCGAGGTACCGGAACTGTCGCTGATCGACGAGGACTATGGCCAACTGGAGATGTCGGCCGAGGACGACGCCTACCCTGTAACCTACCCCTGTGTGCTGATCGGCAATGACGAAATCGAGTGGGAGGATCTGACCGGCGACACCCAGCGCGGCCGCGCCTCGCTGACCGTGCGCCTCGCCATCGATTGCTACCACGACACACATTACACATCCGGCACATACGACCATGTGCGCGAGCGTCGCCGGCTGCTGCGCAAGGTCTATCGGGCGCTGTATCGGTTTAGGGCTGCGCCCAATGCCTCGGCGCTTACGCGCGTGCGCAGCAGGGGGTACTCCATGCCGCACGGTATCAAGGTGTCTGAGATGACTTTTGCATTTAGGGTCTCCGATCAGGTCTGATCGGCAAAGAGCCGCAGTTGATCGGCGGTGAGCCGCGGGGCACGTACTTTGGGGACAGGTTTAAGCCCCTTGATGCGACCCTCGCGGCTCGCTTTGCGTATGATGGCCATGATGCGCTGCTCGCTCAAAAAAAACTCCCGCTCGGAGAGTATGCGCAGCGCGTCGTCAAAACGCAGTCGCTGCGTCTCGGTCCAGTAGTAATAGCGTCGGCATAGCGCCTCATTACGTAACTTGATTAATTCTCGATCCCTACCTTTGGCCATGTGCAAGATTTGTGCTCCTCAATTGCAAAATTACTAAAAAATGCGCGGACTCTCGCAAGCCCGCGCACCCAAAACCAAATCAATCTGAGTAATTCTACCTGTTTTTTTTACTGTTTCGACTCGGCGATGTTGATAGCCAGCACAACCTCGTCGACGGTCATATCCGTGCGGATGACACTTTTGTCAGTCATGACCACCCATGCGCCGCCGTCATGCTCCTCGATGACGGCTACACTCTCTCTCCTCACGTAGCAGATCTGAGTCTGCTGATCGGGGCCTGTGCCCACGACTCTGCGCAACTTGATCATGACGCTGCCTCCTCTCTCTTTGGCTCGACAAAAAAGCTCTCCTCCTGCACCACGAGGATGCCACACAGCGCCATCTCATGCAGCAGCGGACGTGCTGCCTCCTCCGGCTCGTCGTCACGCCGACATGGGAGGTTGCGGTCAGCCAGGAGGCGATCCTTATCTACCTCCTCTTTGGTGCGGATGTAGTTGGGGAGGCGGTCCTTGACGAGCTCCAGAGCGTCGGCCCATGTGGTGCCGCGCGCGGTCTTGCACTTCGGCTGACCCGTTCTAAATCCGATCACGCCGTGGGTCATCTCGAGGCTCTTGCGCTTTGCAAAGAGCTCGCTCTGGTTTTCCACTGCGTAGGTCTGCAGGCGCTCAAACGCCTCGTCCTTGGTCTGCTGCAGGGCTGCGAGCTGATCCTGATGCTTTTCGCGGATTTTGGCACATGCCAACTCGATCTCAGCTGTGATCTTGGCCTGCTGCGCGTCGGCCTTGGCGTAGGAGGCAAATGCCTCTTCGGCCTCCCCGGCCGTGATGCCGGTGATGATTGTTTTTTTTACTCTTTTTGCCATAATGATTATTGGTTAATGGATGATTTTTTGTCCTGTTTATCTTTGATCTTATGCAATTTGCGGCTTAGCCGAACAAGTTCGTTGTAGCTAAGTTTGCAAAACCGCTTGCCGGCGATTCTGGGATCAAGACAATATCTGTCGACTTCATCCCAGTCGGTGGTGTCCTTGCCGAGCTGCTGCATAAGTCCAAGACATGTGTTCTTAAGTTTGCGATAGGCTTCGTCAGTACCATATCTCCGACCGAGCTCATGACACATCTTTTTATACTCTTTTTCGGTCATATCCCGGAGACTGTCTGTGCGGCCGTTGGTGTATTGCAGTACAAGCAGCCGTTTTTGCTCGTCGCGGCTATAGAGCTGCGGCATCTGCCGCAGGATCGCGTAAAACCGCCTGTAGTTGTCTATCGCCATATCAAAACAATGTCAGTTGTGTTGCTTTGTAGTTTTCGATCTCTCTGACTGCGGCCTCTATGCAGGCTGCGGCGCCGTCGTGGCGTGTGATCCAGTAGCTCCCGGCGGCCTCGCGCAGTCCGCCAAGCAGAGCCTCGGTCTTGTCCTTGGCTCTTGGCGAGTTGACATGGACCCCGCCGGAGCCGCCGCCGGTCGGTACGGCGTATGTGATCGAGTAGTGGTAACCGGCCTGCGTCCGGCCGATCTCGAGCCACAGGCCGAGATCGTCGGTGCGGATCACCTCGACGGTCACGGCGTCGATCAGACGATTATTGACCCAGATCCGACTGACAGGTGTCTCGATCTCCATGTAGCGCGCTATGCTCATGTAGTGCTGTGGTATTTGCCAACTCCGTATCATCGTACTGCTCCGGTTTTGCGGGGTTGATCACGACGACGGGCGGGTACCCATGTAATATCGACGACAGCCACCATTTTGCCGGTGCCGTTGCAGTCAGGGCATATGGACGCTTTGTCGTCCGGGCCGTAAGGGGCAAAGTGTCCGGATCCGCCGCAGTAGCGGCAAGTCTGCGGCCGGCTGAAATAATGCTCTGTGCCGGCGCGGTCAGGCGCGGCAAGCATGATGCTCTCTCTCATTGTACTCATAATATCTCGTTTGTTGGAGTGATTATATTTTTATCATCTTTTTATCATCTCCCCAATATTCGCGGGCGCGCTCCGGCCATACATCATAATAGCCGACAGAGCCAAATGTGCGGCCGTGTGACTTTGCTCTAAATCCTTCGACCCATATTTTTAGAGCAGCATCAAATTTGGCACTTTCGGCCGGCCGGCCAGCCGGTTGCTCACCCCTGACCTGACTGGTAAATATGATCAGCTTGTTTTTGTGTGCCTCAACAAAGTCGCGGAGAGTGTTAGCATTGAGGCCTGTGTACTGTATAGAGTCAATGACGTAAAAGTGAGGACTCATGCGCTTATCCATGCGGGCACTTAATTCGTCTATCGGCTCTGCGTTGAGAAACGACAGCCTGGAGTTGACAGACATCATGTTGTGTTGTATGATAGCGTTCTGGATGGTCACTGACGTACCTTCTTCGAGCGAGTTATATGCGCCTTTGAAGTGGCGGCAGAGCTCTTTGCAGAGCTGCATCATAAATGAGGTTTTGCCGCTGCCGGATCTCCCCCATACAAACCACATACCGGTACAGCTGGGAGCGCCGAATGCATCCGCCCATGGTTTGCTGAATGGAATTGTCCGGTGTTTTATGGCCATCATCTCGTTTACTGATAGTGCTCTTGCCATATTCAAATGTTGTTTAACTGTTGTTTGACTGCTTCTGGGATGATGTTCTGCGGGCTGCCGCCATAGCCTTACGGCGGCGGATCTCGGCGCGTACGGCACGCAGATCGCAGTGTGTTTCGTTGGCCAGATCTACGATCTCAGCAATATCCTTATCGTCCTTGATACCGTTGGCCATGCATATCGATGCGATCTCCACCGGGGCGATCTTTGCGAGCTCGAAGTATCGGCGGCCCATTCGCGACTCAATTTCGTCGTAACCCTCCTTTTTGCCGATGTTTTTTGATATCCGGTGCTCGATGACATCCGGCGACATAGCCGCTATCCCGCAATAAAACTCGATGCGGTTGTACAGATCGAGGAAGAGGCTAAAAGGTTTGTCGGTCAATTTGTCCGCCTCGTCGAATATCAGCAACGGGGAGTCGAGTTGCATCAATCCGTCAGCGATAGCCTCTACCATGTCATACTCCACCATGCCGGTAGTCCTGACACCCACCTTGCGTGCGAGCTCGCGCAGGAGGATCCTCGTGGTCATGCGGCGGCTGCAGAGGAGGACGAATACATTTTTATGCTCGGCGGCGTAGTAGTTGGCTGCCGTGGTTTTACCGCGTCCGGCGCGGCCAACGATCCACCTGAACATGCCGTTTTCCTGAGCATCGGCGAGCGCGGCCTGAACCTCGTTAAACACTCTGGTTCCGATGATCGCCCAGTCGCGGGGAGAAATTGCGCGCGAAGTCTGATTGGCCACGTTTCGCCACATCTCCTCGCTGATCAAGTCGTGATTGCCGTTAAGGATGGCGCTCACCGTAGCCGCCGACACGCCTTTCAGACTGGCGGCCGCTTTGTTCTGGCTCGGATATCGGGCGACGTATTTACGCAGCCCATCTACGATTCTTTGTCTTTCTGATTGTTCCATAATATCTCGTGTTTTTGTGTTCAAAATTTAGATGCTATTCCATATGCGTAGTCGTCATCAAGATCTGTCGACGACAGATCCACCTTCTTGGTTTCGGGGTTGATGATCGATAAGCTTACCTCCTTGCTAAATTGCGCCGGAGTCATTGAGCCATACGTGGCGCGCATCTTGCGGGTTCTCCGGACTACTTCGCGCGTCACCTCGTCATTGACCTTCTGTGGGACGTTCGACATTCCGGGACGTTTCAGACCCTGCTGCTCGACACTCATGCCATATTTGCGCTCGATAGTCTGCGCTTTGATCTGTATGGTTTTGCGCATGGCTATATCAGCAGCGATATTGGCGCGGATAAACGCCTGATCACCCTCCCTCTGCTCCTGTATGTTGCGCTGTACGGCGATCTTGATCTCGGCCGTCCGCTCAAACCGCAGGCCATCGGGACTCTCGGTGTAGAGGCGTATGGAGCGCAGATCGCACGGGTCATATTTAACCCTGTATTTCCGGCCGTTGTTTTTCCAATAAAACTCATGGTCGGGATCTCCGGCCTCGGTGCAGACCTCGTAGTGGTGCGTTTCGCCTTTGATGGTGATCGACAGTCCGCTCGACGTGTATGCCACCGGCCGGTCGGTAAGAAGCCAAAACACCTCGACCATATCCATCTCCGTCAATGCAGGCGTCGCCGGATTTGTGCTGCTGTTATACATTTCCTGCCGTGCTACGCCTGTTTTCGGATGGGCGGCGGCGTTCCACTCTTTTCTTATGTCCTCGTATGCTGCGATCAATTCCGCGCGGGTATATAAATTGTCCTTATTGGCGGCGATGAATTCGAGGTTTATCCGGCTATTAACCTTTTTGGCTGTGATATTCATGCCGGTAAACCGCCAGTCGCGGCGCAGGTATTCATCCTGCAGGCGGCCGAAGAGGTTTTCAATGGTTTTTGACTGACCACTGTTCGGCGCTGTCGGGCGATTGAGTCCCGACGGCAAGCGGTTCAAAAAATTCTCCGTCGACAGTTTATTGTGGCCGCCCTGGTTGTCATGCACAATCTCGAATGGTCTGTGTCCTGAGGTGGCGACTGCCATACGGTAGGCTGCATATTGCGACGCGTAGTTCTCGGTTTCGCTGATGTTATAGCCCAGAAGTACCTCGCTGTAGGCGTCGATGACCTCATAAACCTGCAGCGTGCGGACCTCCCAGCGACCTTTGCCTTTTCCTTCAACCCACTCCTTGTAGTAGAGATTGAGTTTGGTGCCGTCGCCGTACCAGAGCGAGTCGCGCATGGTTGGCATTGTGGTGTCGTGTTTGCGCGAAAATAGCTGATGACTCGCAAGCTCGCCATGGGCGGCGTCATACCATAGTGGGCGGATCTCCGGGCGGTTGAGCCAGTCGCGCATGGCGCGCAGACTTTTAAGCTGCTTCCAATCGTGGCGGGCGGCATAGTCGTTGTAAGCTGCAAGCATCATCGAGTCGGTATAGACCGGCACCTTTGAGCGCTTGAGGGCGATCAGATACTCGCCGGCTTCCTCGGTTATAATCGCGGCGCTGTTATTGCCCCACTTCTTGCTGATCAACGACACGTAGCCGTCCTCTTTGTAGGCCGCCAGCTTGCTCCGGAGTCGTTCTAAACTCGTCGGGAGAGTGTGACCGTAGGCGTCGCGCAATTTTTCGTACACCTCGCTGATTGTTTCGAGCAGCTCCTTTGTTGTGGTCTGTCGGCCGGCGGCTTTACGCAGTACGCTGCGCCGGCTGATAATGCCGGTCATGAGCTTCAGGATGGAGGCGTTCAGTGTCAGTTCCTCCACTATGGCCTCGGGAAGTGCTTTGAGTTCACCGCGGAGCGTGTAGCGGTAGTTGCTGTAATATTGCCGGGCGTTGGCGTCAATGGTAAGATTGAGCTCGGCGCGCAGGGCTTGCTCTGCGAGTATCTTGCGAGGGTCGCCATATTTGGAGATGAATCGTTTTTTATAGTAGTCGCGCAGCATGTCGAAGTCGATACGGCAAACCTGACCGAGCCCGCCCCCTTTGCTGAGGCGGTATTCGGGGTGACGCGCAAGCAAGCCCTTTAAGGTTCCGCGAGCCATCACCGCCTCGCCGCCCGCCGTCGCCGTCAACTCGTCAAATGTGACCGCTATTTTACCCTCGTAAACTTCCATTGCCTGGTTAGTTGTTTTTTATTATCTTTACCGAAAAAATTATATGGATTTTAATGCCGTCATCACTACAGATCAATACCCCAAGGATGCCCACGACGAGGACACAAAAAAACTATCTGAGCAAGTGTCCTTTTGGATCGAAAAGCTTGCAATACTAACAGGTTTTGACTTGTATTTCGAGCGCTCATTTACTCAACCCGAAGGTAGATGCGAGCGATTTAATATTTATTATTGCTTCGATAACTTCGCTTTGATTGGAGAGGTATCCTCTTTGAGGAGCGCCCGCAATTGCCGAAAATTGATAGATGGATTTGCATACGTTTTATCAATTAGAATGGGGCTGCCATTAAGAGTTTCTTACACACCGTATGCCCCGGATTGGATTCATGTCGCATCCAAGGTGAATCCATATAAAGTTGTTGGAAGAAAACGCAAAAAGTCATAATTCGCGCGCTGCTTTCTGGAGTGCTGCGATCTCGGAGATCTTTATATGTTCAACCTCGACCTTGACCCTGCCGCCGCGTGTGAGGACAGCCTTGCCTGTTGCTTTGCTGATCGTTATTTGAGCGCCGTTTGAAAACCGCTGGATGAAACTGCCGTCGGAGTCAAAAAACACCTCCTCGCTCGTCACTCCATCATAAGTAAGCTTCCCACCGCCGGCGAGGATTCTCTTGCGAAGTTCTTTTGCAGGTTCAGACTGTCCCAATTTGTCCCCGTTCAGCACGCCTCGCAGGAGTCGCTCGCTGGGCTTCTTTTTGTCGTGCTGAAACAAGCGATTGAGCCTCTCTTTGTCGATGGTTATATACTCTCTCTTTTTCATATGCTTTTGGTGTTGGTGTTATACTTGCCGCTGATCCAGTTATTGACGTCATGAAGCGCTTGTGCCAGGCCGTTGTCGGCGGCTACGAGGGCGCAGTAGTTGAGGTTTTGCGCCAGCTCATCCATCTCATGCGTGGCCTCCATGTCCTGCATGATCGGTTTTAGATCCTTGCGCAGGTCGGTCATGGCTGCTATCGCCGCTTTGACCGCTTCGCCGGTAATCCGTTCTGCTCTTGCTTTCATCTGCTTGCTTTATTTGTGGGTTGTTAGATTTATATCCAACACTCTCCAGACCATTGCCGGTAGTTCGCTTCATTTGCCCCAATTGCGGGCGTCTGGAGCTTTTCGACTACGGAATCCTCGCCAAACGTACTCACATCCCCCACTGATATTAGTGAGTGTGTAGCCCGGATGTAGCTTCCACCGTCCGGCAGCCTTACCACTTCCACTCCGTAATCTTTCTTGCGGAGCAGTTTTCTCCATGCCTTTTTGATCAATCCAATCAGTTTCATATTGTTGTTGATTAATGGTTCGTGTGGTGGCCGGACGTGGACTCGAACCACGGATACCCCGGCGGATTGGTTACCGCGCGGTTGCTCTGCCAACTGAGCTATCCGGCCTTGTTGCCGGGGAGCGGGAGGCCGAAGCCTCCCGGAAATCCTCTCCCCGGCTGCCACCCGCCTGCTTGCTGCGGACGGCGAAATGAATAATTCAACGGTTTCGCGGCGACTCTTCGCCGCAGGCGCCCTCACGGGTTGGCCTCTATCTTTTTCTGCAGCACTGTCACCCAGTCCGGAGTGTATGCATAAGCCGTTACGTCGTCGTGGCTGTCGACCCGGCCATGCATGTAGGCGTCGCCCATTGAGGCTATCCTGCCGCGGGTGACCACATCCCCCTCAGCGAGGATCTCTGCAGCGACGAGTTGGGTGCGCGCGATCATCACCCTTGCGTCGAGATTGCCGTCTGTGCAGATCCCTTCGTTTGCATATATGGTTTTACGGGTGACGTTCTCGCCGCAGGTAAACATATCTCCATGCAGTATTATGTCGCAGCGGAGCGAGAGCGCTCCGTCGTTTTCGTCGGCTGCGGCGGCGATCATGCGCTGCAGCTTCGCGGCGAGGCGGCGTCGATGGCGCGCCCGCAAGTCCTGTTTGATCTTTGTAAATAGGCTCATTCTTCGTTGATTATTGGTTGGTAATTGTGCTCTTTTTCGAGTATCTCCCTTATGGCGTCATAATCATTAGAGCGGAGGGGTATTTCGTTGTCGATGATATAGCGTAATATCCGCCGTGGAGTGGTAAACTCTTCGGCGACTTCGCGAAATTCGTCATATCCTGTCGACTCCCACTGGTCGAGCATCTTCCCGACCATAGCCTCGCGCTCCGCTTTGAGGTTTTCGATGGCCTGTTTCGCTTTGTCAAGCTGCTTACGGAGCTCGCTGACGCTATCAGATAGCGCATGAGCCAGCGAGGTGTGGCCAATCTTAAGCCATTCCCGGCAAAAGTCCTCTTTGGCCATTTCGCCGGCGTTCATATACATGGTGTTTGCTTCGACATAACTTTCGTCCGTTACCTTGCAGCCGAGCAGTACCTCAAATTCGTGTTTTAACATTTCGCGTAATTGTTTGAGTGTTGTTGCAAATTTTCGTATCTTTGGAGCGCCTTCCTCCGTGGAAGATGTTGCAAAATTTACACGTAAATTTGACACGACAAAAATTTTTGACAGGAATTTTTGTCACGACAATCACATTAACCGCAAAAAATCATGTCATCCATTAGCACAATCAAAGAGCGCCTCAAACTTATCGCAAGTCATTATGGCTTATCTATCAGGGCAATGGAAGAGCGCTGCGGGTTAGGGCGCGGCAACATTAGCAACATGGCGCAGGATGGTAATCTTGGGTCTGATAAATTGTCAAAAATCATTGACAGCCTCACTCAGATTAACCCTACGTGGCTGCTTACAGGGCGAGGAGACATGCTACAGCAGGCGCCCGGCGCGGATGGCGATCCGTCTCGAGCGTCAAAAAATCTTGACACCTGCTCCATAGACCGCACTAATCCGGGTGCGACGAGGCCGCGCATACCATTCACTGCTGCGGCCGGCGGTTTGTCAGTGGTAGCTCAGACCGCCACTACTGGCGAGTGTGAGCAGGTGCCCGTGATCCCCACCTTTCCACCATACGATTTTACTATAATCATAGAGGGCGACTCCATGGCGCCTCTCTATCTTTCTGGTGACGAGTTGGCGTGCCGGTTTGTTTATGATGCCGACGAGATCAATTGGGGTAAACCGTATATTGTAGACTCCGATGAGGGTGCGGTATTCAAATTACTTTATGATGGTGGCAATGTTGTCTTGTGTCGATCCATCAATCCGGAAGGCCCGACATACGAGATAAACAAGCGCGACATCCACCATGTCGCGGCGATAGTGGGCTATCTGCGCCACACCTTGTAAATGCAATCATGACCCACATCCGCCACATAAGTCACATCCATCACATCAACCGCGCCGCATGTCATCCGATCCCTCCGATCGTTCCGACTCACACATCTCGCGCACTCCGCACGCGCCCCACGTACCCGCAGCGCGCCCCGCAGCGCACCCAAAAAACACCTCCAAAGCGCGACGCGCGGCTGTTCTTTAACATTTCGACTTCAAAAATTTGCTATCTTACTAATTCAGTGTTTATTATCAGTTTTAACAGTTCCCCAATTCTGTAAGGTCGTTTCAAGTTTCGGGGGGGGGTGTAGGGGTGTTTTTGGGGTGTTTTCAAAAAAAAGGCATGAGTTCCTATCCCCCCTGCAAGGGGGTGTAAACTGTTAAAATGCATCCCCAAACCTTTTAACAATGCATCCCCAAACCATCCCCGGCGAGGGGACAAAACGCATCCCCAAACACATCCCCAAATGCATCCCCAAACCTCTTTTGTGTCGACTATCGAGCTACAAATAAAGGGAGCCGCGCTGGCTCCCTCGTGGAATATTTTCAGGCAATTTGTTACCGCCGGCCGATCAGGCCGTTTTTTAGGCTCTCTGCAGGCCTCAATTGTCGCCGGCGGCGGGTAGGTCGCTCCGGTTTCTGATAAGCGTTGACTGTTTGATTATGGCCGTTTTAGTTACGACCGTACCGCCGCCCGACAGCCCGGCGTGAGCGAGGCTGCTGCGGGTCATCCCCACCTCCTCCGGGGTCAATACGCTGTAGACAGCGGCGATGCTCCCAAAATAGAGATCCCGCCGCCTGCCGATCAGATGCACATGTATCACTTTCGCCATAT